TAGTAATGTTAGCCTGATTGGCCAACGCCAAGTTGATGCCTGTGTCAGGATTGTACGTGGTAGGCGTATTGAACGTCTTAGCCAAGTCCAGAGCATACCCTTGCTGTTGAGCAGCAGTTTGACCAGCATTGCTCTGTTGGCCTAGCAGCATAGCCGATGGATCATACGCCGCCCCACGATAACCTTGAGCCAAGTTAAGAGCGTAGGCACGATTGGCCTCAGAAGTAGCCGTGTCAGCTTGACCAACCAATCCAAGATTGGAGATGTTCTGCTGTTGTTGATTGGCGGCAAACAAGCGATTCTGCGCGTTCAAATCCATGCCCGCAGCTTGATTGGTAAGAGCAAATTGGTTTCTAGCTCCTTGATTAGCCATCGCATACTGAGCTTGTAGCTGAGCATTTGTGAGCTGACCCTGATTGCCAGCCTCAGCCCCAAATTGACGGGCTTGATTGAGCGCGGCTTGGTTGGCAAGATTGGCTTGGTTCTGAGCCCCGGCCCCAAATTGACCAGCTTGTGAGCCAAGTAGTGCATTTTGCAACTGAGCTTGATTGAACGCAGAAGCACCAAACTGACCAGCTTGGTTAGCTGCATTAGCACCAAACTGAGCGGCTTCCGCTCCCAGACCAGCAGTGAATTGACCCGCTTGGTTGGTGGCTCCAACATTAGCCAAAGCTACATTCTGATTGGCTTGCTGATTGGCAAGCGCAGCCTGAAGCATAGCTTGTTGGTTGGCCTGTTGTAAGCCAATTTCTTGGCCATAAAGACCTGTACCAAAATTACGATTGGCTGTGAGGTCTTGGGTGTAAGCCTGATTGAGAGCAACAGCCTGAGCCAAGTCTTCAGCCTGACGTTGACGCATAGCCCCAGAACGGGCCGCAGCTTCAGCCGCAATGGCTGGATTGCTCATCTCAATGCCACGCGCAGCATAGGCTTCGCGGGTGCTTTGCTGAAGGTTACGAACCTCTTCAGGGGAAAGACCACCCGTGCTCCCGGCAAATTCTGCCGCACGACCACCTAATGTTTGAGCAGCTTGGCTAGGGCCAGCTTGTAAAGCCTGACTGTAAAGACTCTGACCGAGCTGACCACGGGCCAGACGCTCGGCTTCTGTCTGCATACCCATACCAGCCTGAGCGGCCTGATAGCCTTGTGGAGTGTAGCCCTGAGATTGATAGCCCTGCGACTGGGCCTGTTGAGCATTATAACCCTGAGCCGCAGCCTGAGCAGCATTGTAGCCGCCAAGAGCCACCTGTGGAGCACTACCCAATAAAGATGCTTCAGCGGGGTTAAACTGCAAATTGCCAAACTGTTGAGCGTTAAACGCCGCTGCACGCATGGGGGCATACGCATCAGGAACGCGCCGTAAATCTTCAGCCCGTTGCAAACTACCAAGAACCTGTGGGTTAATTTGGTTGTAGGTAGCTGCTAATCCCGGAGCTAGAGCATTAACATCTGCCGCTCCAGCGGTACGAAGGGCAGTATTTGCCGCTGTCTCTACGCCACTTGTAACACCACCAGCTTGTTTGAACAGATCAAGAGAACCACCCTGCCTAGATGTGAAGTTGCCCGCTACACCAGCAGCATCAGCGGCGGCTTTGGCATATTGCTCCAAACTGCCGTACATCTGGGCATAGCCCGGATCAGTATTGTAGTTGTTTACAATGTCTGGGTTTGCCGCGAGATAGGCTTGTGGGTCAAACGTAGCAGCACCACCAGCATACTGTCCAATGTCTTGAAGGCCAAGAGCACCAAGAGCGGGACGAGCTGCACCTTCAGCCCCTAGTAGAGCTGTAAGGGTTTGGGGGTTGGCAATGCCAGCAAGGTAGTCGCGGGTAGCTTGGCCGGGGTCAAAACCAAATGGATTGGCGGCTGGAGGATTGACCGGATTGGCAACCATGTCCTGCTCATACTCGCCTGTCTGTGGGTTAAAAGCCATAAAATTAGAGGGAAGATACTGCGTAAACGCTTGCTGTGGTTGTGCCGTAGGAGTAGAGCTTTACTACCATTGCTTGACCCGCTGTTAAGGAAGCGGGGAAACTACCACCAGCAGATGTCCAAGCTGGCCAAGCTGTCGTAATGGTTCCAGCCGTTGCGTTCTTTAACGCTACAATGTTGATGTAGCCAGAGGCGATGGAGGACAAGGCAAAGGTAGCATTACCACCAAGTTCAATTCTGGCATTACTAGCCGCCGCCAAATTGAGGGTGATGGTGCCGCTTGTGGCATAGCCCAATTCGGGCGTTAAATCAAGCAGGGTGATGTCTGCAATGCTAGCGATGACATTGCCCGTAATGGGGCCAGAAAACGATACGGCAGACAAAACACCAGCGGTAGTCCAGCTTGGGCCACCTGTGCTTAGTTTAGCTGCGCTAATGCCGCCGTCTTTAACAATGATGGCTCCGCCAGAAAGCTGCGTAGTTGTGCCGTCAACAGCACCAGATACAAACGTAGCTGCATCCACCAAGTTATTGAGGTTGGTTGCACTAACCTGCGTGTCGGCAACAATTGTTGCTCCCTTAGATAGAATGGCCATGTTATGAAGCTTGTGTTAACGCTCTGAATGTAGGTGATGCTGTGAGCTTTACCAAACGCAACTTGGGTCGTCCAGCAGTTGGAGTATATCGAAGTTGCATTCCGTAGGCCCGAATGTTGCCAATTCTACCACGCAAGGATGCGTCTTCAGCTACGGGAAGCACCTCGCCTAGAATGCCAGAAACAGTTCCCAGCTCAAAGTCGCTGTCCAAGTTTTCGGACACAGCATCAATGGTGGCATCAGAGTTGTTGCTTTCGCTGGATTCTGTATGGATTTCAAAGCTGTTAAACTTCTTGCGCTCTGGGCTCTGGAAGGTGAACTCGCGGGTTAACGCTTCAGATTCAACGTGGTAGAAGCTGGAAGGTAGGCCCGGGAAGGTGTAAATGTTGTCCACGTCGTCTACGCGAGCTTCTATCTCATTGATGCCGCCAAAGCGATTGATGGCAAAGAGACGGTTGACTCCGCCCGCCCCAGAGGTGATGAAGTTGGCTATGTCCCAGCCTTCTTGCTCAATTAAATCCACGCTCTCCCAGCCTTGATTGAGTAGGTTGTAAACAAGGATGGCGTTGTTGTAGGTGGAGGCGTTCAGCGGAACGGCAATGTAGTAGCGATTGTTGTGGTAGATGGCTACCGACTTATCGGCATACGCCTTGTTGATTTGGCGGATGATGGGGTCAATTGGGTCAGACAAGGGGAGTCCCGCTCCGCGAAGATTATAAAGGTCGCCGAAGGCTGTTGCATAAACACCGTTGTCTGAAAGGAAGAAAATCTGATTGGCAATGGTTACAACGGAACGACGGGCTACAAGCCCAGCTTCGCGTGTAATTTCTTTGAGCGTGATGTCCGTCAGGCTACCTGACAGTCCGCTAAGCAAATGAATGCTATTGCGATTGAGCACCACAGCATTGTCATCCGTGAAAGGGTGGACATACTGGAGGTAGTCTGCAATGCCCGCAGTAACTTTGAACTGATTTTGAATGTGGTCATAAGTATCTGAATCGAAAACATCCGAGAAGATTAGCTCATCTCGCACGTTTCGGCTAGTAATAACTTCACTACCAGATGTGCCCGTAGAAGTGTAGTAGTAGGGGGCAATGATGCGGCGTTGGTGATAGACACCCCACGGGGGCGCGGGCATATGAACAAAGCCAATGCCCTGAGATTGAGCTACGGAATAAATGACTTTGTGGGCTGCGTGATCTGCAACTTGAGCAAAGAAGGTGAAACTATTGGCGTTTGGAACTGACGCAACCGTGTATCCAGCACCATTTTCTATTAGATCAGTTGTGCCATTATCTATCACAAAAATCTGGCGACCAACAGAAAGACCATGAGCAGTCTCGCTTACAGTAACTAAACCGTCCGCAATGGTTGTATTACCTGCCGCATTGTAATACACCGTGTTAGCGTAGGTGCCGTTGGCCACCTTAACAAAGGCTGGGGTTCCCGTGAAGCTACCGTCCCAAGAAAGAGCCGTAAGCCCATCGCGGAAGATGAACACCTTGTTGAACGCTTGAATCATCTCAACGTCATCTGTGATGGTGATGTTGGCTGGATAGGCAATGTCGGTGGTGGTTCCTGTTGCACAATTGACGGCAATGGCCTTAGAATTGAGGGCAAGAACAAAATACTCATCGTTGTCGTCTGAGGGGTCAGAGAACAAGCAAGAGCCATAGGCGTTGTTAATGTTGCTGCTGAGAAGGGGAGCCCCGGCAAAGTTGCTGCCGCCAATGGAATAGGTTTCACTACCCGTTGCGTTTGCAATGGTGTAGGTGAAGGTTGTTGAGCCCGTGACGGTTACGGTGCGATTGCCGTTGGGGTTGACGGTTCCAGTGAGTCCAGAAATGCCCACTTGCTCGCCCGTAATAAACCCATGAGCAGCGGAAGTTGTAATGCTAACCGTTATTGTGCTACGGGTTGCGCTGCTAATGGTGCGGTTTGTCCAAACGTAGAACGGGACAAGCAAGGCTTCACCACTATTACCCAGCTCTGGGCCAAAAGCATTGGCTCCTTTGCGTGGTTGCCAAGCCCCGTCAATGTCCATGCGTCCGTTAATGGACACAGCCAGCTCGCCAGTCTTTAGCTGATCGGGGCGTAGGCGGGCATTGATGCGAGAAAAGCCAACATCCACCTCATCATTAAACTGGTTGTCTTTTTCGCCAAAGGTATTGTAACGAGCCATTGGGCCATTATACCTTGCGCCGCTCGTAGTCCACGCCCTTAATTGTGCCCTTATTACGGGATGCGTAGAACACGGCTTCGCCGCGCTTCTTGCCATACTCTTCAAGCATGGCCTTCTTTATCTTCTTACCCTTTTTGGTAAGCGGCATAATTAGCAAGCCTTGCGCTTGCCATAGCCCATCTTAGCATTGCCATATTCCATCTTTTGCTGGCGTTTGCTCTCGCCTTTTTCGTGCTTCATCATTTGCTTCTTCGACTTATACTTTTCGTTTTTCATGCTCATAGAGGAATATTAACACGACCAAGCCTTGCGGCTCCAGTAGTTGGCCGATAGTTTGTTACCCGTGCCCTTAATGCCGCCGGAACGGGCACAATAGGAGGCTTTCCGGCTAGGTTGACTCTTCTTGATGGTCATGTTGGCGTCACCAAAGCGTATTACCCTAGACTGACCGTTGGCACAGGCACGAACGACGGACTTCTTTCCGCCCTTTATCTCGCGCCTTGGGCTGTTACATGGTAGATTGCGTGGGTTCATACGTCAAATGGCCTTAAATCGCAAGGAAAGGGGGTTCTAGGGCTTGTTGGATTCTTTCCGCCACTTCCAAATGAGGTAGGCAATGCCCACCAAACCACCAATGATGCCTATAACGCTGTTAATTTGGCTCAAAGTGAACGAAGCCGTGGTGGGTATAGCCGCCGTTAAAATGTCTTTCTCGTGCGAGTTCATTTCTTAAGTGCGCCGATACGTTCGTTAAGAACGGCAATGGTCTGACGGTTGTCGAAAATCATGTCTCGGTTATGCTGAATTTCTTTCTCAAGGTCTTGCCGCAGTTTCTCGCGGGCAAGTTCAGCTCCGGTGTTGGTTGCTTGTTTATTGTCGCTCGTTACAACAAGGCTCACCTGTTGCTTTAGAATAGTAACCTCTCTTGAAAGACTCGATAGCGAGGACATCAAATAAACCACGCAAGAAAACAGGATGGGCAGCACCGCAAATGCCGCCTTCTCGACCAGCGCAGACTTTGCAGATTCGTCGCTCATTTTTTAGCCCTCATTTCCATGATCTTTTCCAACGTCCTGCCGCCAAAGTAGAACGACATTATAAGCATACCCCATTGCCCTAGCAGCGAAACGTAAGACTCGTTAGCATTATAGCCAAACGCACTCATAGCCGCGAATATAAAGTAGCCAGCTAGGATAGCGGCAAGCGTCATGGGCCTGATGTTCTTGGACATCCAGCTGTCACTCGCCATGTCCGCTTTCAGCCGATCTGTAAGATTGTTCTGCTCGGTCTTATACGCTTCAAGGTCAGCGTTCATCTTTGCCAGCTCGCCGTTCTGCGCGAGCGTCGCGAGTTCCAGCTGCGCCTTGGCCTTCGCCTCTGGGTCAGGAATGAGCTTGTCGATGAGCTTAGTACCGATCCCAAGAATTTCAGCGAGTGGAAACATGGCTTATACAGCTTTCGGATTCGTCAAACGACGGAACAAGAAATAAGGAAGCCAAACCCACTTTGGTATCTTGGTGATTTTCACATTGGTATTCTGCACCACGGGCATCTCAGCGTCCCACAGTTTGACGCGAATCGGCTCGCCGTCCGGTGAGCAGCAATTCAGCAAGGAAACTCTGCGTGTAGGAGCGCGGCCTTTGACCCAGTAGTTGTCATATTGACCTAGCTCCACCGTGCCCGAAATGACGCAGTTATAGAGCCGCAAACCGTCAATGGCACCCTTCACCGTCACCGAGCCTTGAATGTCGCAGGACTTGAAGGAATAGCCATTGCCGCGCACGCAATCAATCGAGTCCTCACGGCTAGCAGGAATCGTTAGTCCAATAGCCGTTAGGTTGTCCACATTGGAACATTTAAACAAGTCGTCCCATTGCGTAGGATCGCTTGGCGGCTGCCAGTCCTCAGACGTAACCAGCTTGCCGTTGTCCGCAGGGCCAACGTAGCTGCGCCAGTTTACGTCTTTTGTTCCGGACATCTTAGTCGGCTTTCGGTGCCTCGGGCGCGGGCTGATTGGCTTTTACGATCTCGGTGAGCTTCGTGCGTAAGCCGCCAACGGTGGCGAGTTCTTCACCGCGAAACGCGCCGCGAGTGGAGCAAACGTCGATGAGTTGGACTACGGCAACAAGGTCGTTGATTTCGATGCTGGGTTTGGATTCAGTATTCATGTGTTTTAGTTGGATTGCTCTAGGGCAGCCAAACGCTGACGAACACTCTGCAATTCTGCAACTAGATTTGCGTTCAGCTCTTGGAGAGCTTTAACAAGCCGAGCCTCAGTTTTTGACCAGCCTGTGATAGACAAAATCTTTTCTTCAGATGCGTCTTCAGCAATTACATCAGGATAGACCTGTTGCATTTCTTGAGCAACAAAACCGATCTGATGCCCGCCACCATAAGACTCAAGGTAGTCAAACTCGACGGGTCGCAACGCCATAATGTTGGCAAGTTGTGATGGTAAATCGGCAATGTTTTCTTTGACTCGTTTATCGGAGGTTGAACCGAAGGCCGCTGTGTTTGCGCCGTTGGCGGTAATCTTTCCGCAGTTTGCTCCACCATTGTTTATCTGGAACTGAATAAAGTTCTGAGACGTTGTTGAGTCGTTATCAAACTTAGTAACCAAAATTGCTTGATATACGGTGTCACCAGTCACGCCGGTTGTACAGATAGGAGAGCTGGCCGCCGAACCACTCTGAACGTGCAGCCTCTGAGCCGGAGAACTAGTCCCAATGCCGACGTTGCCTGTGCCTACAAGGGTCAAAACATTCGTCAGAGTGGTGCCATCCCAGCGTTGGAAACGCATCTGCTGCGACGAAGAACTCGCGCCGAAAATCATGTTAGTTTCCGCATCGCCTCCGCTGTAATTGTAACCCGCACTTAGACCAGTAGAACTTGGCGTAAAACCAAAAGCATTTAGATTTCCGGTGGCAATTAACGCGCCCACACTTAGAGTCCGCGCAATAGAACTTGCTGCGGTTGTTGTAGTCGAGATGGCTCCAGTAGCCGACAACGCCCCAGTCACCGCGAGTCCGGTGGAGGAAAATCTAGCAACCGTCGCACCACCAGCATTTAGCTGTAATTGTGAAGGAAATGAAGCATTTGTAGCACCATAAGCTAGAAAATAAGCAGAAGCGTTATGATTGGAAAATCCAGCAGCTCCAGTTGTTGTTCCGGCATAGACCGTACCACTAGACCCAGTTAGCGTTACATCGCCGCTAAATGAGCCAGTCGTAAACGCGCCTGTGCTGGCCGTAGTCGCTCCGATGGCCGTGGAGTTTAGTCCGGTGGAGGTGAGCGTCATCCGCGTTGCGAATGTACCCGCTAGGTTCGTGCCGAAAAAAAGCTGGCCTGTATTTGAAGCAACTTGGTCGTATTGTATTTGAGCGTTTAAGTTGCCCGTGTTACCAACGAAGTTAAGTTGTGAAACGCCGCCACCACCAGCAATAGCGCGGAATGTAGATGTTGTATCGGCATTACCCGTTACCGTGAGTCCGCCACTCGCAGATAACGTCGTAAACGCGCCTGCCGATCCAAGCAAAGCTGGTGCGCCAGTTGACCCACTATTGACCGCCAGTGCCGTAGCGATGCCCGTGCCGAGACCCGAGACGCCCGTGCTGATGGGCAGACCTGTGCAGCTCGATAGCGTGCCGCTGGAGGGCGTGCCGAGTGCGCCGCCGCTTACCA